ACCCGTCGCCAAGATGATGGCGCGGCCGCGGATCTCCCGGAGCGATGCGAGATCGTGATCCAGACTGGGCCCAGCCCCGACCACAAAGGCCGGCATCCCGTGGCATGAATCGACCAGGAATCGCACCCCGGCGGCGCGGCTCACCACCGGGTAATTCCGGAATGCGTTATTTGCCCACCGGTTCAGCCACACCCGGGATCCAATTTCCCCCGGAGTCCCGGAGGGGCGGCCTTCTCCGAGCGCTTTAACGCCTTTGCGGACCGGCACGCCGGCTTCTCGCATTTCTGCGACTTGCTCCGCGATGGACGACTGGCTCATAGCTCTCTCGTCTCCCCTTGTGACCATTTCGGCGGCATCGCCAAAATGGCCGCCTGCATCGCGCTTCTTACGTAGCCGCATCCTCCTGGACGATTTCCAGCAGGTTTGCGCCTTCCGGTTTGGTCGTATCGACCAGCGCCTTGAAGCTCACGTTGTGGACCGTGTAATCGCCGGATTCGCGATCATTGAAGGCGATCTCAAAATCCGTATCCGCAAAAGCCTTAAAAAAGGTCAGCTGCCAAGCCTTGCCGTCCTGATCGCGGATCACGTAATCCAGACGGAAGGTCGGCAGCGCCTTGGTTTCCCCGCCCGCGGCGATGCTGTTGGCGCCGGCATCGGAGAAGTCGTACTCGACCACCGTATATTGGCCAGTCGTGATGGCTGTACCACTCATGAGTTCATAGGTGGTCCCGGAGAGTTTGTAATCCGTTCCAGAGACATAGCTCGTCTTGCGATCCATGCTGGACACTTTGACTGTGCTGGCGACGGGGGTCTCCGCAAGGGCGGTCCCGGAATAGCTGGCAGCAATAATTTCGCGTTTGCGGATCTGTTTGGCGGTCGTGGTATCGACGGCCTGGACGATGCCGAAGGCCCGCCGCAGCTGCGCCACCTTCAAATCGCAGATCTCGGCGCTTAGGGCGGCTTCCTCGCCGGTCACCTCCGCCTTTACATCCGCCACGGAATTGCCGGGCCGTTGTGCGGCGTATTCCCGCGTGAATTTGAGCGTCACCGTTCCCTTTAGATTGCCTACGAATACGTCGTCAATGTAGAGATCCCCAACGCCGAGGAGCATTCGCTTCGGTTCGGCGTAAGCGTTTTGGTTGTTTCCAGACATGATTTGCCTCCCTTGTTAGATCGGATCGCGCGCCTTCGGCACGACAAAAAACCGGAAGCGTAGATCCTTGCGCTGCACCTCAAGCGATTCGTCGAATGCGTCCGGCCCTTCAAAATCAAAGACGCTCGAACATCCGCCCACCTGCAAGTTTCCGCCTGAAATCAATGCCAGATTGTGAGAATGGTTGTCGAACAACCTTGAAATCCGGTCGGCGATCTCAGGATACGCATCGGAGTAAATCTGGAAGGTCACAAAGACCTCGCGCGTAAGCCGCGGCACCTGACCTTTAACGGCCGACGCGACGCTAAAGGTGAGGCTCGGCGCCGACGGAATGACCTGCTGCTGGCCATGCATAATCCGGCTTGCGTTCCCCAATAGACCCACCACGCTGCCAGAGCCGGTGTCGGCGATCAACCGCTGATAGACCAAGGTTTCAACTTCCCTCATGCGGCCCTCGCCCGGGCAACGGCCGCCCGCATGGCATTGCGGAAGACTGGCATATTCTGATGAAGCGCTGGCACCAGATACGGCTGCGCCCGCTGCCGGCTGGTCCCGAATTCGACATAGCTGGCATAGTTTGCATTGGCGGCAATGATCGCTTCGACATTGTCATTCTGAATGGTGATGCCGGCCGGTTTGATCGATCCTTGGAGTTTCCCCGTTACCACGGGGACCACCGCCTGGGATTGCTCCACGACCTTCGCCTGGACGGCCTCGCATCCCCACACAATCTCCCGGGTGACATTCCGCGCATAGTTAGACAGATTTCGGATCACTTGACTCGTTCCATTGACTTCCGCCATTAGATCCTCGCCACCTGCTTAACCTGCGCTTGCCTGTGAGATTCATAAACATGCGCCGCCACGACATCAAAGGCATACGTTCCCCCGGATGGGAGGATCCGGTCGTTGGGTTCCAGGGCATAGCCATCACGCTGCTGGAAGGCCCTATGTGTGGTTTGCGCCTCAACGCCTTCCGGCTGGACCGATTCCTCTCCGGACAAGGGCTGGATCCATATCTTTTCAGCGGTGGCCACGCTGGCATAGCTGCGCACCTTCCGTCCGCTGTCATCGGTCGTGATCGTTGCCCGGGACACGGTACAGTTCGCCGCCCAATCATTGATGACGGCTTCCGCCTGCGAGCGGATCATGGTTCGCAGGGCAGAAGCCGACATCAGAGGTCCTCCCCGTAGTATTCCGCCGAATCATTCCCGAGGTCTCCGACTCCGTTTTGAACCGTATCAATCACTTCGCCAGGGAAGTTCCGCATCTGATCGACCACCTCGCGCTGCATCTCAAACAGCTTCATGAGCGCGGATCCCTGGCTTTCGAATTCGACGTCCCCGACTTTCCATCGGGGTCCAACCGTGTTGGCGAGGGCGGCAGTGATCTGCGCCTGGATGAGGATGAGCTGCGCTTCGAGCGCCGCGCTAGTGAGCGCCATGCCGCCCTCCGCAGCCGGTCAAGGTAATAAAGATAGGCCATGACGAGCTTGCCCACATCTCACTGGACCTTTTTAAGTTCCATGTAGATCGTGTATCCGGGCCGGACGGTGGCCGTGCTTGCCACCACCTGGGAGGTAAAAAGCACGTTCCCCGTCGCGCCAGTTGATCGCGGATCCTTAATCGGCCCGTCGTTATCTTCGTTAAGTTCCCCGTTCCCGGTCAGGATCGCCACGCGGTCGTCGGCGTCGGCGTCAAATAAAACGGATACGTTCATTCCATGAACAGCCCATTTCAGCCTGGTGATGCGCAATTGGGTCGGCGTCCCGGACAGGGCGGCCGTGGACACTTTCACAACGGCGCTTTCGCCCGTTCCATCCGAGGAATTGCCGAATAAGAAGGCATACGATCCGCCAAATGGGCCGGAGGTATTGCGGAGGGTCGCCGTGGCGACCGTGTCCGCCGCCGTTGCCGCCGCAGCCAGCAGCGCCACCATGGCGGAGGCCGCATAGACTGCATTTCGAATCGTCATATAGTTTCTCCCCTGGATCGTCCATCCATGGGGGGATGTTGGCCGCGATGGCGCATCCCCCCATGGCATGAACGGATCGTTACTGGCAGTGCAGCGTGTCGATGCTCGGCGCGACGCCTGTCGACACGGCGACAACCCACGCTCCCGCCGTCAGCGTCCCGGTCGAGAAGCAGATCTTGCTCCTGGTGCAATCGGAGCAGATCACCATCTGGCCGGTGGTGCCGGACAGCAGCGCGTTGATCTGCGCCAGCGTCCTTGGCCATGGCAGAATAGGGCCAGTGAAGGCCGTGGTCGCCAAGCTGCCGGCGCCAGACACCGTGATCGCATCCGAGACCACCAAGTCATCCGTGACGGTCAGATCCCGCGTGACAGTCAGATCCCTGCATTGCAGGTCTGTGAACTTTGTCGTTGCCGCATGAACAACGGCGGCGGCGGCGATTGCCAGGAAGATCGCCAGCAGGGTTTTCATCGAGTTACCCATGGCGCCCTCCTTAGGCCTGGCATTCGTAGACGTATTTTGTATCGACCGCACCCGCGCCGCCGTAGAAGCTGCACTTGTGCTGCTGCACGACATCCGCCTTGAATCCCTCCTCGGTATCCTGCCCGACGCGCATGAACACTTCGAGCGGCCAGACTTCCTCCCACCGGAATTGCCGGCGGAAGGCTCCATACCACCAGGTCGTTGAAGAGCTGGTGAGATACGGGTTCAGCACGACGTCGAATTTGTTCCTGGCGAGGTTCACGTCCAGGTTCGCCGTGCCCATCGGGCCGTATTCGTTGTTTTGCAGCTTGAGCGCCGTCTTGTCCAGGCCGGTCGGCACCACCATGATCGGGCGGTCGCCTTTCACCCAGATGGGCTTGCTTTTCTCGTCCAGCTTGGCCAGCAGGGCGTTATCGACAGCCTCCCAGCCATCCGTCCCCACGGCGTTGGAGGTCAGGAGGTTTGCGTTGCCTGCGCTGTACAGCTCTGCGCCGGACAGCGAAGTCGTGTTGACATCACAGGCCACCGCGAAGATCAGCTCCTGGCGGTAGCGCGCCCCTTCTTCCCCGATCTGGCGCGCCCGGTCCAGCAGCTCGCCGGTCTGATCGAAGAATAGATCCTCCTTCGTCAGGCTCAGAATGCCTCCATACTTGTAGTTTTTGATGGTCTGGATCTTTTCGTCCGGCGGTGTCACTTCCGGATAATTTTGCTTTTCCAGCACTTTCTCCACGGCTCCCAGGGCGGTCCACCCGGCCACACGCGACACCTTCAGCTTCGAAGGAACGGTACGCACCAGTTTGTCCGCTTCCTTGGGGAACGCTTCATAGGCGTCCACCATCACCTTGGAGATGATCTCCCCGCTGATATTCGGGAAGGCCGAGGAAGTCAGATTCTCTTCCAGGCCTTGCTCGACGACCAGCTGCTCCCACAGGCCGCGCAGCGAGATGTCCTCAGGGCGGATTTTCTTGCCCTCAAGCAGCCCGCGCACGGCTTTGCCGATTTCCCGGTGGGCCATCCGCACATCGCGCGGATTGCCGGAGGGCGCGAATTTGCGCTCATAGGCGCACACCATTTCGATTAGGTCTTTAAGCATATGCAGTTCCCCTCCCTTACGACGCGTCCGCGATATGCGTAGCGGGGGTGCAGAAGATGACGTCCGCCTCTGTCACCGTGGTGCCCTCCTTCACCGCAATCGCGATATAGTCGGTATCCGAATCCACCAGCTTCTTTTCCGGATCCGATGTATAGGCCTGGAATTTATTTCCGACCACGAAGGTCGAAGACTGATCCAGGGTCATCCTATACACGGCGCCCCCGTTGGCGATTGCCACTGAAACGCGGCCGGCGGCATCCGTCGCCGCGTGCGCCTCCTTGGCCACCCCAATAAACACCAAGTTGTCCGTTGTCGCCCCCAAAGGTTCCACATCGCCGCCGGAAATCTTGACGAGGTCGCCGACTTCGACGACTGTTCCCGACGCGATGGGGAAGTCCTCGATGAGCTCGACGCCACGCACGAATTTTGCTCCGTCGAAGTCACTCATGTTTGTCCTCCTTTATCCCACGAGCGCGCGGGCGAGGTCGTCGTCAGACGGCAGCTCCCCTTCGCTCAGGTTCGTGTTCTTTGAAGCGCCATGTCCGGTGATTTTTGGATCCGGCTTCGAGGCGGGCTTCATCGCCTCCAGAATTTCTTTTTGCGCCTTGATAATGGCATCGGCCGCCTCTGGAGTGGTCGCTTCCGCTTCCACAACGGGCTTGATTTTGTCGGCGACTTCCTTGGGAAGCTCCGATTCAGTCAGCGCCAGCAGTTTCCTGGCCTTGGCCAGGATCTTCGGCGCGTCCTCTCCCGCTTTGATCTTCTCCTCGAATTCCCTCACAACGGACTGGCGCTCGGTCGTTCGGATGCTTTCGACCAGAGCGGGATTGCCCGCCGCGAGCTCATCAAGGGTTACTTTCGACAAGTCCATGTCGTCCCCTCCTTGGTTGGATTCAAACAATGTCTCATTGACCGATGCCTCCGTGACGAGGTCGATCGAGTACGGCCCGCGCGCCGCAAAGCCCTCGACAAGGAAAACACCGTTTTCCTCGCGTCCATGCCCGCGATCGCGGATGGATAGCCCGACGCCGGCAGGCTTCGACTCGGCGATGGGAAGCACCAGGTCCCGCACCTCCCGGATAGGGACCAGGTGAAGATCCGCCTTCAAATACTTCCCTTCCTCGATGCGAATGTTCCGGTAGGTCCCGCCGAAATCCCGCACGGAGCGAACGTCCTCTCCCTTGCGCGGATGATCCAGGAACATCTTGGCGCCTTCGTAACGGTTTACCGCTTCCTGCAGCGCCTTTTTGGTGTAGAAGGTTTTGTTTCGCGATACCTTCTCTCCCGTCAGGATGACCACTCCCTCAATCACGCCCTGTTCCCGGTCTACTTTGGCTGATAGCATCGCCTCGGACAGGTCCGACGTGAATTCAATAGGCGTGGTGCCGTTTTTCTTATGCATGGTTCCCCCCCCAAGCGCCCCCCATGGCCGGCGCGATAATCTCGCCTTTCATTCTTCCTCCCCGAGATACTTCGGATCGATGCGCGGAACGATCCGGCACATGCAATTTGAACTCACTAGCCCTTCGATAAGGTACACTGAGTTTTCCGTATGGAAATCAAACACGGGCGCCCGTACTACCGCGCTCCGATTGATAAGAATGATCTTCTCCGCCGATATCGTTCCGGCGAATCGATTAAGAAGATCAGCGAAACTGTCGGATATTCGCGTGCGTGCATTACTGATCGTCTCATCCATCTCGGTATCGCTCTGCGTTCCCCATCTGAGGCGCAAAGAATTTGGATGTCCAGAAAAAGCAGGGCGTGGCGCAGCCGCAATGCCGAGGCCGCGCATCGGATACGCAAAGGCGCACGCAATACGCCGGAACACCTCGCGAAGCTGGCTCTCGCCAGGGAAAGGCGGCAAAGTGGAATAAGCCGCGCGGAAGCGCAATTGACTATCAGCCTGCACGGATGCGGCATCAATACGCTTTCGCAAAAGGCAATCGGTCCGTACAATGTCGACATTGCCGTCGCAGAATCGTCCATCGCCGTGGAGGTGTTCGGAGGACACTGGCATGCCTATGGACGCCATTCCGCGCGTTTTACAAAGCGCTTCAAATACATCTGCCGCGCGGGCTGGCATACGGTGATTGTTTGGTCCATGAAGCGTTTGCCAATCAATGCCGGAGCCATCCAGTATCTCATCGCCCTCAACCAAAGATTGCGCTTTGACAAATCCGCGCCGCGTGAACATCATGTGATTCGCGGTGATGGACAACCGACGGCCATCGGCCATACACACCTCAAATATCTCCCCACTGTAAACTGACCGTAATGCGGCAACTCCCTCAAGGATTCCAACTCGCATGTCACCTGTAATGCAATGCGGATGCGCCGGCAGGAGCTCGCCGGCCTCCTCCGGACTGTAAGGCCCACCCGCCGCCAACCCATCGCAATCGTCCGCGTCGGAATGGACGGGGGATAACACGATATCGACGCCCTGCATCCAGGGCTTTTGCTTCGTAAAATTAACCGTCGCTTGGGTGTAGGTCCGGTTCATTTCGGTCCGGGCCAGGCGCATGGCGTTTTTATAAGGGCTGCGATAGACCCCTGGGCCGGTTTCAATGCCGAGTTCCGTCGCGCGGGCCACGCGCGGGGAGATGTATTTCTTTAGCTTCCTGGCAGTCACAGCGGGATTGTCGCCGGCCGCCATCCCGTTGGCCACGATGCGTTTAAGATCCTGCTCAGCGCGGGTCGTCAGTTCCCATACGCGCTCCGATGGATTAAGCCCGGCCAGATTGCGCTTGGTCACCAGGCGGATGATTTTCGCCAGATCATCGGTTACATCCGCAGCGGACACCGTCGCCTTGGCGCGCGCCGCGAACCCGACAGTCAATCCAAACGCCAGCTTGCCTTCGTAAATCGCCCGATCCGCCAGGATTTCGCGCTCGGCGGCCTCCCGATTGGCCTTGAAGATGGGAATCAATGCATTCCCCATGTGCCGATACCCCATGCGGGCGGCGTCGCGGATCCCAGCGTTGATCCAAATCCGCATGGATTTGCGCAGGGATACCGTCTCATCGTGGAGAACATCATTGAAGGACCGCAGTTTTGAATAGTCATCCCCCATGGAAATGACTCTCTGCGTCAGGCGTTCGCCATAGGCATCCGTCATCGCGCGCAGCGCCTTTTCCATGTTGGCGATCCGCCGAAGAAATTCTCCCCGCTCGATCGCGAGGTTCCTGGCCATCACATTGCGGGCGCGGATCCCGCGATTGGATTCGCCGCGGGAAGCAAGTTCCTTGGCGGCCTCCAGCTCCCCCGCGTTCGCCAGCCTGGCGATCTCCGGCCAGTTGCGTGATTTGATCGCCGTCGGATAGAAGCGCAGGACCTGATGGACCTGCGGCGTCCAGCGGATGGATTCGGCCAGGATCATTTCGCCTCTTTCTCGCAATCGGCGCAGTATCCCGCGATCTGATCGGCCATGCGACGCTTCCCGGCGAGCGTCATATTCCCGATCTCGCCCATAATTTGCGAGTCCAGCCGGAAGTGCTCGTCCATCGTCTTGCGCATGTCGTTGGCAGTCGCCAGCTTTAATTCCATCGTCAATCCTCCCGGCCGGCGGCCGCAGCGGCCGCCTTGCGTTTGGTCATGATCCGCACGACCTCTCGCGGATCCCGGGCTTTCAAGACGGCGTCCCGTTCTTCCGGTCCAAGGCCGCTTAAGATATCCTCCATCTCGGCGTCCATCTCAAAATCATCCCCGATATCGCCTTCGCTTTTTCCCAGGAGTGGATTCCCGGTCCTGGACGCCTCCGCTTCGATCATCCGCTGCTTGCGCACTTCCTCGTCATAGTCAAACCCGATCGCGCTGGATGCGGTTGGATCGGCGACCCATCCATTCTGCCGAGCGATCGATAGCGCCTCGATGTGGCCTTTAAGGTCCCTATGCACGATCTCCGGCCAGCTCATATCGCAGCCGAAAAAGATTTCACTGGGCGATTCCAGGCGGCCCTCCGGCATGAGTTCGGCGATCGCCTGCTGGCGGCGAGAAGGTTCGCCCTCTTCATCCTGCTCCTTGATGTCCCGGATCTTGCGCAGGCGCGAGATGAATTCATCGTCATTCGGCGCTGCAAGGACGCCGGCATCTACCGCCGATTGGATCACCTTCCGGTAAATGGCGGAGAACCAATGCTCAAAGAAAATCTGC